ACAGATGAACTATTCCTACGCAACTTTAATACTGGGCCGGGGTTACCATCTGCATCTGTAGACACAAGCGTGAGTTGTGGGTCGTTATCGGCAGTGGTGATTGTGCAGCCGTCAGTTGCTGTAAAGCCGCCTGTGATGTCTACTCCAGTTGATGCTGTTTCAAATTTCTTGGAGTTGTCGTGATATAATTCAACCGCACCATTATGTTTAAACAATGCCGCTGTTTCGTCTGTGTTAAAGTCTATCTCAACTGCTTGGGCATCTGAACGTAAAACAAGATTTCCAGTACCGTTATCACTAATTATTGAATTGCTGCCATCGTGGATAATTTGCAAATCATCGCCAGTACCCATTATGATACGGGCAGTATCATTAAACTTTAAGTCATCCGTACCAGTAGGAACAAAACATACTGTAGTATCAGCATCGTTCTTTATCACAACATCGCTAGTGCTGCCCTGTCCTGTCAGGATAAGACCCTCTGCACTGGTAAAGCCAAGAGCAGCAGCATCACCTGCGGCAGTGTCTCCTGTGGGCAACACAGTGCCAGATGCTGTCACATCACCTGTAACAGTCACATTGTTTTTTAATTCTGATGTGCCACTGACAGTAAGATTGTCGGCTGTGTTAAATCGTTGTACCCCAGAACCAATATACGGCATTAGGTTATCTCCATGATGCTCATAGTTACGCTGGCCTTGTCAGCAACAGAACAGTCAATCTCAATCTGGTCGCCTGTTTCAAGGACCACCTTGTTGCCCGAAAGTATTTCAAGGGATGACCCCACAGGAAGAGGAGCATCTTTTAACAAGAATGTTGTTGTGTTGGTTGCTGCTCGTCCACCGCCTGATGTCGTACTCACCAACTTCACACTTACTGTGACTTGGCTGGTGTGTACGTTTGCCAGTACCATGCCCAAGATAATAGTAGTTGTACTACCGGGTGTGGTGTACAGGTCTTCTGCCGTACCGCTAGATGCTGGCATAACGTCATGCGATACAACTTTGAATGTATTAGCCATTTATTTCTCCAAGTGCAGTATAATTATACCACAGTCATAACGCTTTGTCAAGCATTTAATGCATTAGCCCAGTGCGATTGCAAGGGCTGTAGCCTCGTCAGCGATTACTGTATTCAATGCAGTTCCATTAACTGTGATTGCATCAGCTTCTAGTGTACCGTCAATGTCGGCATCACCTGACACATCCAGTGAACCTGCATCAAGTTCACCTGTTAGTGTAATGTTTCTGAAGCTGGATACATCCTTGTTAGCATCTACTGTTACAACTTTGCTTGCAACTACTGTGCCTACAGAAGCACCTGTATCGCTGTAGTTAAGTTCTGCTGCTGTAGCAGTAACACCATCAAGAATATTAAGTTCTGATGCCGTAGAAGTGACACCATCAAGAATGTTCAGTTCAGCGGCAGTGGAGGTAACACCATCAAGAATGTTTAGTTCTGATGCTGTAGCTGTCACACCGTCGAGGATATTTAATTCAGCAGCCGTAGAAGTTACGTTTGTGCCGCCAATATCAAGGGTTGTTACAGATATCTCACCAGCTACAGTTACAAGTCCATTAGCTACTGTAATAAGGTCTGTATCATCTGTATGACCAATTGTAGAACCATTAATGAGAACATCATCAATGTCCAGCGAACCACCAGTAATTAAACCTGTTGTTGTAATCGTGCTAGAGCCAGTATCAATATTACCAAACCCACTGGTAATAGAGCCAGAGTCCAATGCCCCTACAGTAGTAATGTTAGAGGTTGTGTCAAGTGCGCTTTCAAAAAATGTTTCAAAGTCAGACAGCGCAACTTGCTTCATTGTGCCATTGTCATTAACAATCAAACGGTCAGCAGCAGCAAGTGTGGTTGATGTAGCTGACGTGCCACCATCTATAAGATTTATTTCTGCGGTAGTAGCAGTTACGCCGTCCATAATGTTGAGTTCTGCAGCAGTAGCAGTTACTCCATCTAAAATGTTTAACTCTGCTGCAGTGGATGTTACGCCATCAAGAATGTTTAATTCAGCAGCGGTTGATGTTACACCATCTAAGATATTTAACTCTGCTGCTGTCGAGGTAACATTGGTACCCCCGATATCCAGCGTTGTCATAGAGACTTCGCCAGCTACAGTTACTATACCATCAGCAACAGTAATCAGGTCAGTATCATCCGTGTGACCTATTGTTGACCCATTAATTACAACATCATCAATATCGAGTGAGCCACCAGTAATAAGACCAGTAGTGGTAATGGCTGAAGAACCAGTGTCTATGCTGCCAAAGCCGGATGTAATAGAACCAGAGTTTAGTGCGCCAGTTGTAACAAGATTAGGCATAGCCGTAATCTCGTCATCAAAATAGGCGGCAAGGTCAGTGACCGCCACCTGTTTCATGGTTCCAGCATCGTTGAATACAACACGGTCTGCGTCAGCTACAGTAGTAGAAGATGCGGAGGTGTTACCATCCATAATATTGAGTTCTGTTGCTGTTGCTGTAACACCGTCTAAGATATTTAATTCAGCAGCAGTCGATGTTACATTAGTGCCGCCAATATCTAGCGTAGTAACACTTATCTCACCAGCAACAGTTACGATACCGTCTGCCAGTGTCATCAAGTCTGTATCATCGTCGTGACCAATCGTGCTATTAACAACGATTGTGTCCGTAGTTACTGTCCCGTCAAAGAAAGCACTTTTAAACTCAAGTGAACTTGTACCTAAATCAATGTCGTTGTCTGTGACAGGTACGATTGCTCCGTCTTGAAAACGTATCTGTTCGACGGTAGAACCTGCGCCACCCGCATCTACAAACACACCTACACGATTATTTGTATTATCAATAACAACTTTGTTGAGGGGCGTGGTAACTCCGGGGTCACCTATAAGGCCAATAACCGGACCTTCGGCTGCTGTGCCGTCATGCTTGTGACCGCTAGTGTTGACGAACGCAGCAAGAACTTGATTGAACTCGTCGTTTGAATCCGCTGCGTTAATGACATCGCCATCAACATACGTGGATTGTCGTGTGTACCCTGCCATGTATTATCTCCTGCCACCCGGTGTAAACTCTAGTTGGTAGCCTTTTATTGAAATAGGTGAAGCCCCTTCTGCATCGTCCAATCGAACTGCAACTGTAAATCCCCCACCTTCTATACTCTGTCGAACTAGGGGAGTTCCTGACGAGCCATACACTGCTGTTCCGTACGTCGATGAAGTCAGGCCATATATTGCTATCGCTGCTCCAGAAGTTAAAGTGTACTCTGCGGGTTGTGGTACATCTGAAGAGTTGAAATCGTAGCGAATACGAAACTTAGAGTTCACTGCCCCCTCGTTATCGTAGTTCCAAATAATGCGCTGCATCAACTTTCGAATACCGGGGTCACCCATTATGTAGTCTGGAGAACGATAAACTGCACTAATATTAGTACCATCGAACGTGTTGCCTGTCTCTTGCTTGTGAATATAGCCGTCATACCCACCGTGCAAAATTGTTTCAACACCGCTGATAAATCCCGATACTGCACACGAGGGTCTAATTCCAGATATATCAGCGTACTCCCAACCTATGCCTCCTTCTGTACCGGATTTAATTACTCCTATGATGCCGGGACTCTTTGCTTGTAAAGTAGTTGAGGCGTCGTCGTCAGGAAAAAACAAACGATACTGTGTTTTACCCCGTATAACTAAGGATGAAATTCTATCCGTGGATACGTTATCTAGGCGCGGCTGTATCTGTTTTGAAACAGTGCCCAACTCAACGTCGCCAATTCTTTCCGTACCTGCAACTGTGCGAAGTCCGTCCGGAGCAAGATACACGATATCACCCGATATCTCTTGGATGCTAAACCCATCTACACACCCAATCTTACGTGTGACTGGTACAACTGCAAAATCAGAAAGACTAGAACCTGTAATTTTAAAAATAGAGTCTTCACAAAATACAAACAAGTTTTCACGAAAGACTTTGATACCCTTGATAACTCCGTCTACCTTAATAGACCCTGCACCACTACCGGAAGTAAAATTATCCTCATCAAAGGGTACGCTAAAAATAAGTTCTTGTGGACTTGCAGACATACCCGCGTAAAACATGTGACTGCGAAATACTTCTACAAATGCAGGGTCTGCGGGTCTACCACTACCACTTACATCAGTAACACTACTGTTGTTAAAAACAGACGCGAGATTCGCGCCATCAACATACGCTACTTTGTCTGTGCCGTCGAAATTAAAGTTAACAAAGTTGTACCGTCCTGCACTCGTGCGGCCCGTGTCTATTTCTGTCCACGAACCTGACGCACCGCCCTTAAATACTTTTGTTCCTCGTGCAGCAATCACTTGGTTTTTGTAAATGTGTACACCAAGAACCTTTTCAGTAGATGCGCTAGTCTGAGGTACGATGTTCGAATTAAATTTAGCAAACCCGTTAATGCGCCTATAACCGCCATTAATGTCGGGTTCAAAGTTTTGCAACTGCGTAGCTACACCGGGAGGTAGAGTAAAAGCATCCTTATCTAATACCAATCCACCCCCTAGCTTCACAACAAATGGACTGAGTAGTGAAGTATCTGGCATTAGACAGCCCTCATATAATCCTTGCGGTTAATTAACTCAATACGCATACGAGACAAGCCCTCCGTGTAATCACGAAGAGCAAGCTGTGAAAATTGTACATCTGAACGAAGCATGTGTGTGTAGTAACGAGCGCGATTTACGATTACGTCGTGAAAGCGTTCTGGGATGGTGGGGGTGTCTGTGTTTGTAGACATGTCACTCACTGTCTTGTAATAATAATACCTGATAGTGTATGTGGACACATCAGGCACGGGAGACAAACCAAGTTTTTGGTCTGGCGTTTTGTATATAAACTCCGGGAGTGAGCGGGTTCCTGTGTCGGGGTTCGTATCTATTTCATTACGCCTGTCTAAATACTCAGTAAATGAAAGGTACCTTAATTTTTTTTCTGCTGTTGATGTCGACTCTTGTACAGTAAAACTATCATAATCCACTGTCTTTGCATCTGACTCTCGTGCGTACTCTGCTGTTCCTGCAGTAGTCGTAAATGATTGACTCACTACAGTAAACGGCCACTCGACTTCAGAGTTAATGATGTCTCGTTGTGCTTTGTTAATAAAATCTTTAACTGACGTTTGAATGCCGCGTGTTGTAGAGACTGTAGTAATTTCTACCTCGTTTATCTCTCTTAGAACAGAATTTATAAGCTGTAGAAATGTCATACTAGTATCCGTTAAGTCTCGCTATTAAGAGTTTCAAGCGCATCCAATTTGTCTTCAGCATCTGCCCAGCTCGCGACTGCCTTGTCCATTTCCTCAAGCAACTGCGGGTGTTCACCGATAGCCACCGGATTGTTTGTGTAATTTGCGTATATAAATATGGCATCCTTTTTTTGGGCCTCGTATTTATGCTTTAGAGCTTCGTAAGCAAGTCGTTTCATGTCAGTCTCCCTGTACAACAGTATACACCTATTTATCTAAATTAGCAAGAATTATTTTCTTGACTTTTCGATTGCTTTGAAGGTGTCTCGTAATGAGGGAGGTTTTTCGTTTTTGGGGTCGTACTTACACTCTATTTCTTTTGGAAAGTATTCATGGAGATTTATCCAAACACTATCCACCGTATTGTTAGCACCATGATATATACACAGCCTTTCTCCATCTATGGTTTGACATCCCTGTAATCTACATACTACGTATTCGGGAGTTGCGTTAGCAGCCATCCCTTTAAGAAACAGTACAAATCCTAAGAGCATACCGGCACCCAGTAATGACATCGTTATCCACGCCACAACCTCTACAAATTTACGTCGGCGTTGCCTTTGTTTGTACAGAGTTTCTTGACGTTGCTTGCGAATAGTTCCCTCCATTTTGACCAGTTCATCCCACTTAGATTTACCCATCGTCATGCCAATCCAGTTTTGTAACTCTCTACGCTGGCTTTCTGCTTTTTGCTTGGCAGCAAACGTCTCCATTGCTTCCTGTTCTATGGACTTGCCTGCAAACAACTTCTTAAATATGGGCGGATTCTTTGCCTCTTTCTCCAGCATGTCCAAATCAGACATGGCACCCATCCAGCGGGACAGGTCAGAGGCCATAGCTTCAATGTCCCGGCCTACCTGAAAACCTTTTTTGATTGCCCCGAACGCGGCGGATGCGGTAGCCATTGCACTGATTGGGTCCATTTATGCTGCTTTCTGTAGCGGGTTATTCGCATGTACTCCCATCCACTTGCTCCATTCAGCGTAGTAGTGTCTCATTCCTACTTCGTCGTGGATAGTTCCGTTTTCGTGTCTGCCGTGCAGTATGTTGCGGGGTTCAGTTCCGGGACGCATTGTTGTGCCTTGCCCAGCTACCCCAATCAAATCTTCGTGCAGATTACGACCAAACGGTCCCCATATTGAGTTGTGGTGTTCGATGCGTGTATTTCGTTCAGTTGGTGTGTCACTCTTTAGTCCGTAGCCACGAAACTCAATCAACACCCTGTCAGGGCCAAGTGGAGTTACGCTGTCGCTACGATATGCACTGCCCCGCAAATTAAAGTTGTAGCCGGGAAACAAGTCTACCATGTACCACTGATTGGGTGGCAAGTTAGGAAAAGACAATTCACCCCTGTCGTCAAACCCATCATATTCTTCGTAGTTGACTGTAAAGCTACTTACGTTTACGTGACCGTTATCAAACGGTATGTTTTTGCGGGCAAAGTATTCATCATTAAAACCCGACACACGATTAAAGTAGTGCATGAAATCGTGGTAGAACTCGCTGTTAGTGTCGTGCCACAACTTGTAGTTAGTGCCTATGATGGCTTTGTGGTAGTGAAATACTTCTAGTTCTTCTGTGTCAATAGCGTCAGCAATGCAATCAAACGCCCCACAAGTCCACTCTTCTACACTCATAGTAGGGTTTTTATCTAAAGTCACCCATACCATACCGCCGTGCTTTACTTCGCAGGGCAGTTCGCCCCAGCCTCGTGCGTGGTAGCACAAAGATATGTCGTTACCTGAAGGGGACGTAACGCCTTTGTTTAGAAATGCTTTGTAGCCATTGTCAAATTTGACAGTGATTATGTTCTGTCCAGCTATCTGTGCAGTCCTGTAACTTCCTATATGTTGCATTTCACTCTTGTGAAAGCAAGGAACCCAAACCTTTGAAAAGATATTCTCTAGTTCTTCTTCAAACAAACTTTGGTCAGAGTATATAAGAGAGTTTACGTACTCTAGATTAGGTTCTCTAATCCAATTTTTGTGATTACGTGGGGGCATCAGTACACCTTTACATTTCCATCTGTTATAAACTTGGGTACACAGTATGCCGTTATTAAGTTGCCTTGTCTATGTAATGTTTGTGCGTACCACACACATTCGTTAAGGTCTTTGAAGTGCATGTCTTTGCTGACTAGCTTTTTGTCATCTCCCACGCCTACGAAAACAAACAGGAGAAAGACGTGTATCATAACGTACTAGAACTCTCCTGACTTCATAGCATCAGACAATTTTCTAGCCCTCGATTTTACCTGCCGTGCCCAGCGCGAATCCATCATCTCAATGCTGGCGGCGTCGAAGTTGCCCTCGTGTATTGCAGCCCACATGTTCTTGAACTTGCAAAGGCGAGGCACACCCATGTTGAATGCCATGTCCATCAAAATAAGTTGTCGCACAGCGTCTAAGTCATTTACACAAGTGTGTACTTGGCACAACTCGTTCTCTACAATCTTAATGTCGTTCATTGCAAGGTAACGTGCGTCTGCTTCACTAATCCCATGTTCGTATACAACATCCATGTTGGGAATGTCCATGTAGGCTAACTCTTCGGTACTGATACCTCTGTCTTTGAGATTGCGACCTATACCGATAGTCTCTATGCCCAAACTGTCTTTGTACACGGTAAGCACCATGCCCTCGTGTTCAATTAATTTGTCCAAGAAGTGTGATGCGTTGTACTTCATTAGTTGCCTACCATCTTCTTGGCTTTTACGTGTGCTTTTGTAAACGACATACCCGCCAACATATCTTTTTTCATAGCAGCCATGTGCTTTTTGCTGTGATGTTTAGCGTGTTTCTTCATCGTCTCTTGCTGACGCTTAGTCAACTCTTTCTTTTTAGGTTTTGCAGGTGCCTTTGCCATCTCTATCTCCTAATGTTTTTCATGTCCCAGCCACACCGCAAATGCACCGGTCATGGCCCCCGTGACTACACTCACTAGTCCCGCTTGGGCGTTTGTCGGGTCGGGCAGAAGCATGAACCACTCCACTACCCGCCAAGCGGATATTGACATCATAATCATCATCAAGCGGGGTAGTATCTTCCACTTGAGAAACCTTTCCATTGTTACTTCTGCCACGATTTATCCTCGCTTGTTCTTCAGTTGTTCTATCGTGCATATCCCACATTATACCCACCATTACTTACACAAATCCTCGTACTTAGTAGTATGCAGTCTGTGCTGTGACAGGTCGCCGACACAATCAGGACTCCAAATTTTTTTTATTAGGGACAATATGTACTTCATTTTTTGCCAAAGAACTTTGTCGCGCTTCTGACTCCAAAGCTTGCAGCAACAATAACGCCCAAGCTGTACTGGTACCATTCAGGCATTTGCTCCAGTTGTTGAAATCCATGTGATACGACATCTTCCATTCCGGGTATAAAGGCTAGTATTAGTGGTACAGAAAATAAGATTACTAGCCATTCATCTTTCCACGAGTTTTGGGCACCCTTGATTGCTTCTAAGTCCCAGTCAATCTCCCCCGTCGCCTTTTTTTCCATAATAGTCGCTTCAGCTTTGGCCGTTGCGACTTTCGCCAAAGTCTTAGCTTTCTTTGTTTCAACCGTTCCTTCAAGCCACGTACCTGCTAACTGTGTGATTGGTCCGATAAGTAGGTTTAGCATTTCCACCTCTTTCGTGCTTGGCGCAGACGACTGTTAGGATTCTTTGCCGCTTTGGGAAACTTCTTCATCTGCCCTGCAGAACGAGCACAAAAAGACTTGCGCCGCTTTGCTGCTTTGCTTCCGGGTTTTACTTTGCCTGTAACTGCAGTTTTAAGCTTACTGCCGGGATTCTTACGTCGGTACGCTTTTACCCCAGCCTCTGTCATGCCCGCACCAGATTTGGTAGGACGAAAGTTCTTCTTATTGCGGGCTGGCATTTTGTCAGGCTTTCTTGCCACTGGCCTTCTTCCTTTTTCTACCCGAAGCCGTTACCGACCAGTTTACTCTGCGTGGTCCGGTCTTTTTTCTTGCTTCACTTTTTGTTATGCGCTTTGCAACTTTGGCTGGTCTACAAGCAGGGTAGGGACGTTTCTTTTTTTCAGCACCAGAGCGTCCACACTTCTTGCCGGTCTTTACGTCCCGCCAATCTTCTTTGAACCACTTAGTAAGACCACCCTTTGGTTTAGCCATTAGGCGTACGTCCCACCACGCTTCTTATATGTGCGAACAAGCCAAGCATTTGCGTAGGCTGACGGATAAACATCGAACTTACGTTTTGCTTCTGCTTTCACACGAGCATACAACGCTTTGTTTTTTGGTGTTGCGCCCTTCGACTTCTTTTTTGATTTAGGTTTAGAAAAGGGTTTTTTAGCCATGTGTATATTTACTCCCGGCAAAGGTTGTTGCTTTTAACATAAATTAAATAAAGAGTCAAGAGGGCAAGTCTCCCTGCCCCCTTGATTGTTGTTATGTACCAGTAGTTACAGAAGCAGTCTGCTTTGGACCAGTTCCGATATCACACATGATAGCAATAACGCGGAAGCGTCCTGCAGTTACGCCTGCACCTAGTGCTTTAACCTGAATAGCATCGGCAGCAGTAACAGTATTGATACCTGAAGCTTTGAGGCTAAATTGGTAGATAGCATCGGCGTTTCCGTCAACACCGTCAGCAAAAGCGTCGATATCCGTGCTTAGACCTACATCGTAAGTCAAGCCGGAGCCGCCCGCTTCAAGAACGTCGAGACATCCTCCAATAACAATCGTGTTATCGGGAACATCAATCATCTGAACGACATCGTTAGCTGACAGGTTCTGGTCAGCAGCATCAAAGATGCGAGACTGAACCATATAAGGACGTGGAACATTGCCGGGATGCCCAACAGTGCCGCCACCGGGAATAGTATGATTATAAGTAGTCATTTACTTAACCCTCCCTTATGCGAAGTCAATGACGCCGCGAACGACAGCTTCTGGGCGCAGAACTTTGCGACCAAAAACGTGCAGACCACGAATCACGTCAGAGAACGATTCAGTTGAACGAACCACTTCGGTCTTAGCAATATGCGAAGCAGTAGAGGTGGACGACATATGACCAGCAAGAATTACATTCTCAGAGGCGTCAGTTGCCACACCAGACAGAGTTACTTGGTCAGTACCTGCTGTCGAGTTAAGCGCAGTAGACTTGTAACAGCGGAAACCAGCAAGGGTGCCCGGAATAGCAAGTCCATTACGTAGTGGAGATGAAGCATCACCCGTTACCTGCACTTCGGCAATCTTGTTGCCAGCTTGGAACATCTTCTCGTAGAAGATTGGTGGAGCTACAAACCAGCGATTCTCTTCTGGCACAGACTGGTCGTCGAGTGTACGTGCCATCAGCAGCATCAGGTTGATGCCAGCATCGTCAGTTTCTACGTTGATTGGAGCGGATGCAGTGCCCAGCGCACTGTTCGTAGTGGTAAGACCACCTGACAGTGACGCGTCATCAGCACCAGCAAGACCTGCGCCATCAGAAATAGCTTGCAGGACGTTTGCATCGTACTTACGCTTCAAGGCAAATGCACCTGATGAGGTAGCAAGAGCTTCGAAGTTTACATGCGAATGCCGCTCTTCAATGTCGTCGATTTTGAATGCAAAAGCATTAGCATTATCGACAACCATTGTGATTTGGTCGTCAGCCAAGTCTTGAGCGTTTACAACGGAACCCCGTGTATACGATGAGACAGTGACTGTTGGTTCTTTAATGATACGAACCGTATCGCCAAAGTTTTCAATTTCGCCCGCGTAGTCGGTGTTAGTAATATCTTCTACAACCGAAGCACGACGGAAGAACTTGAGAACCTTTTGGCTAAAAATTTCCGGTGCAAAATTAC